ACTCAGCCGGATTTAAATAGGCAGAATATAACAACGTATTAACACTAGTGGTTGTGGTTACATCGAACTGACCGATGTATTGTGGAACACGCACCACCGATGCAATTGCCAATTCATCATTCCCAACACCAAATTGTTGTTTTACGGGATTCACCGCATTGTTGGAAAACAGCGCCAGATTAGTGGTTAATTCAAATCCGTCGCAATTATTCATACAATGCGCCATTTTATACCGCGTAATAGTGGACACCTGATCCACGCGTGGCTTAGACCATCCAAAGATGGAAGCCACGCCAGATACTAGCGAACTAATAGTTCCAATTGGTGCTGCAATACTACCCAGTAAAGGGATACCCGATAAAACATTGGCTATACCGGTAACGGAATTTGCTATTCCGCTAATAGTGCCACCGGTTTTCGTGGCACTCTCTTCTGGGCCCATCTGGGACTTGGCTTTCCGAATATTATCGGAACCCCTCATCTCAGTTTTAATATAATTAACATTTCTTCCATAAGAAAGAAGCTGTTCATAATATGGGTTGGGTTCAGAAGTTGGCATTGAAATTTCAACGTCCTTAAAATATCCATAAACAACATACGATACGTCACTAGACGCCAACGAGTTTAACGGTAAATAAGTTTTCATTATTACCGTTGCCCACGAATCAGGTCTCATAATCATATCATACGAAGGATTGGGATATACAAAGGGCACTTCTATTTCAATTGGTTCCTTAGTCATTAAATTAATATCTATTCCATTTAACCCTGAAAACTGTTTAAATGTATTCAATTGAGTATTAAATACATCATCAGGAGATAAAACTGGAATCCAAGCGAGTCGGTAGATACCTTGTTGAAAGGGTTGAGCATTATGCTGAAACCTAACGACAATGGTACCCCGAATAAAACGAAATCCTTCTATTTTTGGTGCTATCATTGGATGTAGCAACAGAGTATCGGGTAATTCCATTCTAAACACTTCGGATCCAGTAGAATCAGTTGTCTTCAAGGTTCCTTGCAACAGTATTAAAGGTCGTTTTAGATAGTCCGTTATTTCATGCGTACGAGATTCCACAGGTGCCAGAGAACGTACATCTTGTACTTCATAAGGCGTGGTAGTCGTAAGAGATTCTTGTTCATCGACCGTAGTCAATAGTTGTTCTTGTGTTTCCACAATGAGATTTTGTTGTTTAATTAATGTATCATCCATGGCGTCTTAGGCCGTTTGTTTTAGTGACTTGACTAAGTAAATACGCATATTACAGTCTTTAATGCGTACGAGATTGTGATTGGTAACTACAACTATAATGGGTTGCAAATTAAGGATTACCCCAATCAGGTACCTTTTTCCATATCCGTTTTGAGATTAAATGTAGATAGACGGCTCGTCGGATTCAAGCCTTCTACCCATAAGATCATAATTTGTTAGAACATCACATATATGCTGTAATCTATGAGACAATAATACATCAAGAAATTTTTCTTTTTCCAAGTCGTATCGGGTTCTTCCAAAGAAAAAATATTCACGCATTGCGCTATCAATATTTTCTCCGAGCGCTTTGTCGTGAGGCACAGTCTTAGAGTGAAACATAGGCTCCTCTCTAATAGTGTTATCATCTAACGTTGCACGCCAACGACCCTCAACTCTTTGCAATTTCCTCTTTAATATTGTCACATCGGATAAAGCATCACACAATTTCCCAACCTTCAATTCCTCCTTAAAACAAGATGTATATTTATGCTCAAATACTCCCATTAATAATTGCGATAACGTATCGTAATTAAAATATGGTAATATTGCATCACTTACACTTATAATATGATCATCACCATAAAAGAAACCAACAAAGTTTCTTTCAAACGCTTCATTAAATTGAAACGTTATTGGGACCAATTTCATATAACAAATGTACATCATATACATATTGTAAAGCGTATTCAAAATGGACGTTAATGGATGGCCCGAAGGCATACCTCTGTTTAGCGCATAAACCACGTTTTTACAAACATGAATTGAATTTATCAGATCACTAAATAAAACATACAAAACTGTTTCATATTCATAATCAAAATTCTCAACAAATTTCTTAAACCATGGTATAACAACGCCTTCAAATAACGACCACATCAAATCAGATCTAACATCACTATCCCATTTTTTGAAATCCCCCGCTAGTACATTTTTATGCACGCCCAACCTATTTGCTAAATAAGCTGGATCATCACCAGCGGGCTTAAATCCTATTAAAGACCCAGATTTCAAATAATTTTCATGGAAAAAAGCCATAAATGGACCAAAATATTGTCGACACAATACAACATAATCAACCTGCGGATAGGCAAAAACGCGAGTATTTCCCGATTGCACTTTTGCCAAAGTACGTTTTTCGTCTTTTAGTGTATCCTTATACAACATAGACTTCCGTATTTTTTGCTTCGCAAGTTTTTCACGGTCTAACACCTCATTTCTCAATTCGTCACTTATAAACAAATTGTTCATAGCGTAACAACCATCAATATGCGCATGTTTACCCGTTTTGTTGTATTTATTCCAACCATATCCTAGGCCAGTGGATTTGTTTATTGGTTTGAAAAAACCCTCAGATTCTTCCACCCCAAAACAAGCCTGCTCCAAAGAAAATTTTTTCCGTTGGTATATTTTAGGATAATCGGTTTTGGACACAAAATAATTAAAGAAATCAGATTCATAACCCTTAAGATCAAACAACAAATCATTTTTATTTCCCTCACTTTTGAGAATTCCTGCAAGCAATGGGTCAACACCATTTTTAATTTTTAATTGTGCTATTCCAGTTGTACACGTTTCATCATACAAGATAGTTTTTCGTAATTTTGTTTCTCTAGATACGAATTCCTCGGCAACATGTCCAAGGTAAAAACTACCAGCGTGAATTTTTGTTTCGGGTTCATAAGTTATACCTTCTGGCAATTGCAAACCAATATGCGATTTTATTTTAGTAAAAACACCAATGGACTGCAACAAACCCTCTCGTGTAATTTCAGCTGCATAACCCTCAAAAGATTTGACATTTCCAGCCACATGCAAACCAACTATCTTTCCAACTAATGATGAATTGTGAACTATAATTGGCGACCCACAGTCCCCAGGTCTAACAGCCGCAGAGTATTGATACCCCTTCAGCAAGTTATACCCAAAGACCGGGGAGTCGTTAGATATTTCCACAGGTGTTGTTAACGAAGAAATACGTGTTACATGACTTACACTAAACTCATATTCCCTGTTATTATCACGCATTAGCGAAATGGTCGCCGATCTATCTGCCACATATTTTAAATCATCAACAGATACAAACTTTCGAGTATTATCCGGTGCATCGGTTAATTGGGTTACTGAACTTAAATCCATAACCACAATTTCACCAAAACTGGAATTGTTATCGAACCATCTATTGTATTCATCCACACTAAAATTATAATTACTATTTAAAGGGGAGATTCTAATTTTATCCCTATAAACCTTAATCATAGTATTTGTTGTGGGATGCCTCATGATAAAAAATTCAAATGGTAAACGCAAAAAATGTCCATGGCTAATAAAAATCTTTCCCTTAACACTCAAACAGCT